TATTTTGCATCCATTTTAAAACCTGCGTTTGGTCTGTATTATATGGTGTTATCATGATAATAATACCTGAATATTACCGACTTTAATTGTCGCTTCTTGATATGGGAGCATAGAAAAATATTGAACAAATCCAGTAGGCCATGCCGGCGGCGGAGATCCTGAGGCTAAAACGCAAATGGTACATTCAGAAATGATTATTCCCGGCAATGTAGTAATAACGGCACTGGAAAGTAAAAAGCCAGAAATATCTACGCCAGTTCCTAAACCGTCTTGGCCGTCAATAAGTCCCGCTGCGTAATTCATAATAGCATTTTGAATTGAAATTTCAGATGCAGCGCTAGTACCTTGTTTTGCCGTTATATGTACATAACAATCGAATTCGATAGGCGTCGTATATTTTACGTAATAAGGTAAATTACTTTCTGGATCTATAACTTGCACACCAAGCGGCGGACTAACGGGATTTCCCTCGCCAGGAGCGCCATAATCCCATGGGCAACCTGAGCCATGAGCTGCGAATAGAGCTGCGGCAATGTCATTCGGTATCGCGGTGCCTGATACACACGCATACATGGCGCTTGGTAGAGTGAAATTTATTCCGTTAACGAGTCCAGCCGCGCCCGTATTATTTTCAATCGCTATCGAACTAGTAACATTATCGACGGCCAATAAATTTGCGTTAATTGCCCCTAAAGATCCAAGCCCCTGGACAAACAACATCTGATTTCTACGGCTTCGTAATTGTGCATCAGTTAATTGTAATGTCCCTAAAATGACCGTGGAATCAGACGATACAGAAGCACTACCCCAGCCTATTACACCATCTACGATCGTTAACGTTTCGACTGGAAGAGGGATCGGGCCTGACTGTTGAGATTGTATTTGTGCGCCAATTGTAGATGATGCCGGAATAATAGTATCCGCCACTAATACGAAATAATCGCCCGCCGTCGTCTGAACACGATTTCCTGCGGGTATCGTTATTTGTATTGTCCCACTATTAACGAGTTGAATGTTATTGCCAATGGTTGATTTATTAATCGACGGTATAATGCCCAATAAGGCGCACGTGGATGCTAGAAATACGCCATATGCTTGATCTGGATTTAGCGTATTAGCCATATCAGCATTATTTTTCATTACGCTTGTACGCGACACCGTTTCATTTTGTATTAATGTTCCCTGTGGCGTACTTGCGTCAACGTCTAGAGTCGTACCGAAAATGGCTTGCCATTCGGATTGCACATCAGTTAATAAATCTTGAGTATTTGCCGTTACTGTTCCTGTATCGACATTTAAAGTATAATTTGCAGCCATTATTAAGCCTCCATTCCGCCAGCCGTTCTACCGGAGCCGTTATTTTGTTGTTCGTGACCATGAGAAGCGACATTAATACTATCGACCGTAGTCGTTGCGGGTAAGATGCAAACTTCCGATCCACTTCCTCCCGTTGCGTTAAATCCACCATTTACCGAAGACATCCCGGTAACGGTTAAATCCCCATCAACTAATACATTTTGCGAAAATTCCGCCAATGCCGTTCTAACTAAAACTTTTGTTGGCGCGGCAATAATAATATTATCATTTTGAATGGAAAGTTTAACCGTTCCAGATGTATTTTGAATTACTAATGCTCCCGAATCTTCAGAAGCTAAAGTAAATTTTCGAAACGCATCTGGAATAAAAATTCCATCGGCAAATTGATGCGCTCTACCAGAATTAGGCGCAGCATCGGATAATGATTGTTTGAATAATGATAGATCTCGATCTCCCGCAAATAACCAACCAAGATCGCCAACATTGACTGGGAAATTAATCAAATAACCACCCGCTCCAATAGAAAGTATATTTATTTTTTCAAGACTTTGCCGCGATAAAGTGGAATTATCCATTTTTACTAAGTAAATCATCGGCTGTAAATCTACGGTGCCACCGTCGCGATCAACGCTTAATACTCTACAAGGGATAAGATTGTCATCGTCATACCTATGCTGTTCTAATGTATAATTTAATGCAGCGGTAATCGAATTTTTATCCGTTAAATTCGCATTAGTAATTTGTTCAGACATGGATTATCCTATTTTTGAGGATGTTTAATGGCGTAATCGGCGCTATAAGCCTCGCTAACACCTTGTGCGACTAACGCATCAAATAGAATATAAGCATCTTCTAGAGAGTAATATTGTTCAAATTTCTCTAATGTCCCATATCCATTATGGATTAATTGGGCGATCATAGGTTCTATGTGCGGAGAAAAAACATGTTTAGCATCAGACGCAAATTTTGCTGGAGTTTTAATCATTTTAAAATCTGATATAAAACTAAAACTATAATCAGAAATATATTTTATCAAACCTCTTAAAACTATAGCTCCAGGCAAATGATTTATTTTATCAACCACATAAGAATTTATTTCGTTTTTACCAGATAAAAGAATAAAATCATTTTCTATCTTTACGCTCGTTAACGATAATAATTGAATAGGGTCTAAATTGTTTGGTTTTTTAATTATATCCAACGATTGCATAGCGCTAAATTGCGTCGTTTTATAATCTATTCCAAAAATTTGAAATTCTTTTGTTTTTCTCATGATGTTACGCCGATGGACATACGTTAGCTGTTATTGAAAATTGTTTATCTCTACTTTCTAAATTATAATCCAATTCAATAATGACGAAATTGGTGTTATTAATGGATGGATTTAAAATAGACATCAAATTAACACCACCAGCCAATTTAATTGCATTGTTAAACAGTACCGTAAAATTAATACCCCATTCATTCCATGTCGGCATACCTAAAAATTCTGATATCGTTAATATATTAGCTGGATTAATAATTTTATTTTTATCTTTAACGATAAGTTGGTCATCGTCTATATAAGCAGCTATTGTTATTCTATCATATCTTTGCAAATCAAGTAATAACGCAGATACAGTAAAGCACGTTCGGCCTGGATTGTAAATAATGGTATTAGCATACGCCGTGTCGATATATAATGAAAGCCCCATTTGATTAGCCGCCCATGCTGCATAAGCTGCATAGGTAATGCCGGATGGCGCTTGAGTTGTGATGAAATTAACAGTATCTTGCTGTTGCGTATAACAAACTATTTGCAAAATGACATTCGGCGGCGGAGATACTAGCCCACAAGAAACGATTTGCCCTTTATAAACCTGAGTTAGAGTTGCGACTCCGCCGATTGAATACCCAGCTTGAATAGTTACCGGAATATAACTATCCGCTAATTCTCCCATTGTTCTTTGACGCTGAGAATAAGCTGTAAAATTAGTTAATAATTGTTCACGTAATTGTTGAGTCAATCCGCCTACGTTAATAGTAGCCTTATTTCTTAATGCTAAAGCAGCTTTTTTTATTCTTATAGAAAGCATTAAATTTTCATCGAGAGTTACCGTCTGACCATTAATTATCATAATAACTCTTAACAGTCTAGTTTTCATAACCATGATATAGCCCCTTAATATTTGATTCCGCTAGTGACACTATTAGTCATCTGATCTATATCAGGGCTTAAAAAAGTATTTGTTAATGCTCCTTTGACAGCTTTGCCGGTTAACAATGGATCTTGCGATCCGTCTACCTGAATCCAGACGCCTTTTTCATTTACCGTTATATCTCTTCCGCCAGGTCTTGCCGCGCCTTCAATTTGTGAACCGTATTGTTTTATACCAGCCAAATGCATTGCTTGAATACGTAAATCTTTTTGCGCTTCCGCTTGTTGGCGCGGCAATGCTCCTGGCGTCGATAGCATTAGCTGATCGCGTTGGATTTGCATCTGTAATGAATATTCGGAATTCTCTCTAGCAAAATTAACGTCGCCTTTGTTAACGCGTCCCTGCCTTAATTGGTCCACACTCATTCCTAATTGCGCGGCAATCGCTTGCTGTGCATTGAATAATGTCAAATCATTAGGTGTTATGCCTTTTATTGGGCCACCCGAACCCGTTCCCGCTTGATTGAGTCCATTAATATTTCTAGGAGCACTTTGATAATTACCCGATCTGAATGATGGAGAATTAGGGTCAATTGTGTTTGATTGCGAATATCCTAATACTTTTCCAGGATAGGCGGCGTTTACCGCGCCCCATTGACTTTGATTCGGGCCACCTTCGTACATCCTAAGCGCCTGTTCCATATCTCCGCCAGACGCTTTTAAATACTGCGATAATAGTTGAACAGCCGCACGCAAATTTTGCTGAATATTAAATGGATTTGTAATGCCCGTCGATGCAAAGTTTGATTGATTTATTTGCGCCAAACCGTATGCAATAGGTTTCCCGTATTTATCGTGACTAACAGCATTAGGATTTCCGCCTGATTCCGTGGCGACAATTCCAGCCAATACATTAGCCGGTATATTCGTTCCTTTTACCGCAGTATTAACAGCCGACATTATTTGAGACGGTAACGGCTTCGCTTGCGATTGCGGATAATTCATCGGTCCCAAACCCGCCGCTTGACCAATGCCGCCCGCCCATGCGGCTAATGCTGCGTGTTCATCTATTACCCCAGCAAACGTAGAAACAGCCCCGGCGAATAAATTTACGTCCCGAGTAAATAACGATGCTGATTCTCTTATCGATTGATTGCTCTGATCTTGTTTCTGTTGCAATTCCCTGGCTTTTTTATCATGTTCTTCTATTACCATTTTTCTAGCACGTTCTTCAGTCTGCCAGAAAGGTTCTTTCGTAGTTTGCCAAAAAGGTTTTTTAGTTTTAGGATCTACAGCATCTAAAAGTTGCCCGGTTTTCTTTCTAGTGTCCATCATAATATCAAAAGCGTCGATCGGTTTATTAAGTTTTTGAACTATTTTATCAATCCACGTCAAAAATTTATCCAATGCAGGAATTAATTCAGCGCCTAAATCATTAGCCAATATTCTTATATGTTCGTTCAAATCACCAGTAACGTTACGCAAATGATCCATACTTACAATCGCTTCTTCTCTACGTATTCTTTCTTCATTTGTTAAATTAGCGGAATTCTTTACGCTGGTATTTCTATTTCGAATGGCTTCAACTTCGTCATGGGAAAATCCGATTGTCTGACCAATTGCCTGAGCTTGAATATCTGAAGATGCTTTTAATTTTTTAGTCAGATCATTTAAAATATCAGTTGTACTTTTAATGGCCCCGTTACTATTGAACGGACTTGATCCGCCTTCTCTTAATAGTAAGGATTCTCTTGATAAAGGATTCGGATTTGTATAAGCTGAAAACGCCAG